CCTGGGATATCTTCTGGGTCAATGGGTGCTTGATCCCAATTGCCACTGGTCTCCAAGCCAGGTTCACCATTGTGCATATTCAATGGCTTGAGACCATGTTCTTCTAGCCGCCGCGCTAGCTCTATGGTTTCAGCGCCATCAGCCCTCACCATCTCAGTTGACAATATCGTCAGCTCGGTATTCAACTCAGAATACTCGATCTCGTTGATGTAGCCAAAGATACGTAGTGCTTCTACTATGGCACGCATGTCTTTGCTAGACTGTTCAATGGTCTTCAGGAATGAGCTTGCTGTGTTCCTAGCCATTTTCTAACCTCCTCATGGGGTATACCCATTGTACTAAGCTCCAGGTGTGCTGCATCTAGGATGTCACTAAACGTCGTACGCAGTTTGTTCCAGCGGTACTGGCAATACATGCGTAGCATAAGCGCCCTGAACTCGTGGTACTCTGGGAGCAGGTCAAATGCCATGTCGTCAAAGCCGCGCTTCCAAGCCCTGTAACTGAGCAATGTTGCTATGACGTCCGTCCAGTATGTACCCACAAGCTGTTCCAGCTTCTTCAGGTCTATCTCCATACCAGCCCGCACTGCCCGTTCTGCAATCATAATCTCGTTGGCAATATCTGGACTGGCTTTCATAGGTGCCGCATGTACCCAATGGTAGATGTCGAACGGGGCTACTCTCTTTGCCTCTGCAAACTTGTCTGCATAGACGTGAAAGCTATCCTGCACTATGAACATATGCCCTACTGGTACATCCAGTGTAGCAGCTACCCATTCCTGCAAATGAGACCACTGAACCATATTGTACGGGATACCCCAGATGGCGTCATTACTGCGGATAATCTGCATCCAATCCAGTTTGCCGTCTCTAATCATGGGGTGCGCATAGACATTGCAAGCTCTGTCGTTTGTGTTTACAGAGTAGTTGTCGTACAACGGGTGGCTTAGGACAATACTTGCTTGTCTGCTGTCAGGGTCGCGCTGGAGCGTCTCGATTACATGCTCGAGCTGGTCTACCACTACACTGGTCAGATCGAAATGCCGTAGTCTTTCACCGTATGCCGCATTGAATCTGGTCACTCCTAGTTCCCAATGCGGGGTACCTCTTGGACCATCGCCCTGGATACCAATGATGCTACTATTGTAGAATGCCAATGCTTGCGCGTCGTTCTGGCCTGTGATAATCTGCATTGCCTCAGTCAGCGCAAACGGCAGATTTAGCACTCTACCATGACAACTCATCAGCCTCTTACGTGGGTGATGTATGAGAACGGTGGTGGGGTGTAGCTCCAATGTTCTTTTACCCCTGGGCGAAGACTCGGTACCTTGTTCCATCAGCACTTTGATTACTCCGGCGTAGTAGTCATTTACGCCGTCTGCATCAAAGCTCCAAGTGCTTGCTTTGCTTTCTTTCATGCTTGTGTTGCCTTACACCTACATTGTACTTGGTGGACCATCCCGCCGCCACACTGGGAAATACACATTAGATCTGTATACGTGCCCGTATCTGTTGGCTATAGACATCTTGCCCTTGTTCAGTCTACCTTGCCTTACGAGGGACTCGAGCATCTGCCACAGACTGTTTTTGTTCTGGAACTGAGTAATGAGTACCAGCTCCTTGGCAGTAAATGGACCTAGCACCAGAGCAGCATACTCACAACACTGTTGATACAAATCATCCAGTGTTTTATCACGTCCAGATTTACGCTCGTCAAACGGTACTTTTCGTTCGCAATCGTTTACAGTCCGGGCTATGTCATAGCTCAGGGGTATATGAAACGCTGGACAGTAGAAGCCACCACCCTGGCGTTCTCGTAGCAGCTTGCAATCGAAACAACTGCTAATCTGCCAGGACACCTGCCCATCTCCGTAGCTTCTGGTAATCTTCCTCGTACATGAAGATTCGCCAGTACAGGTATTTCCCCCTGCGGCCTACGGTTCTGCGGTGGTAGACAGCGCATATGCCTACGCTGTCTGGGACTTTCACAACGTCTTTTATACCGCGGAGTATACTACGTACACTCCCGTATCCGCCAAGCGAGTCGGTCCTCTTCACTTGGAATGCGTAAAGCTTGCGTCCCACCCATATGTTGTCCAGTATCGACCTGCTCTGGCTGCTGCGTATCGCTACCAGCTTGTACGGGAGCTCCTCCCCTATCTTTCTTATCTCGTTTTCCTTTGTTTGCCCCCAGGCTTTTCTTGAGCCTTTTCTTGTCCACACCATCACTTGACCAATCCGGGTGATACAAAGCAGGATTTGCAAGTCCATGGAAAGAACTTTGAAGAAGGCCGTCTTTCCATAATCCGTGGTACTCGAAGAAGAGACGCCCTTCCATCGCAGAGGGGACACTCAACACTAGGTAAACGGTTGTGTGCCCAGAATGTTCCCCTAAGACGTTGGGCAACCCCTTCAGGGCATCCAGCGCTCGCCGGGATTCCAAGTTTAGGAGAATGTAGAGTGGTGCGACAATGCACGCAGGTCCACACATCTTCTCTAGCGGTTTGGGCCATGAGGCCCCACTGATGGTAACGTTGCTTGCGGTGGATCCAGGGTCGCTTGCGGGTGTAGTCATTGAAAGTCAGTGCCACTCCATCTGGTGGGAATTTAATTACACACCCAAGGCAGCGCTTCGGGCTAACCCGTATACCCTGATAGTGTGTGAGTAGTATGAAACAGGGTCTATTGCAGACTTTGCAAGTGCGGCTCATGCCGTCTGTTGGCAACGTGTACTTGCCATGTTCCAGGATACGGTCCTCCAATTCAAACATCTAGCACACCCCACTGTTCAGCCATCGCGGCTGCAATACCAGGGAAGGTGATGCTGCGTATCTTGCCACGGTCTATACTAGATACGTTGTCCAGACGGCGCGTATGCAGACGATGTGGCACATACTTGGTTGGTCTCAACAGGGGTAGGTGCTTGAGCCACAGGTGCGTCTTCTTGCGTTCTGTGTGACCGTACTGCCAGGGATGGATCATCTGGTCTGGCAGTCTTATGCGTGTGCTTATGAGACCCACAGGGTTCTCAATGCAGATACGATATATGGGTGCATCCATAAGCACACGTACAAACTCTAGCGCTTCGCGTGTAAGCGCCTTGCGTCCAGGAGCACGGTACCACACCGCTCCCGATATAGCCAGGTACGTGCAGGGTGGGTGTGCGATCATGATGTCCCAGCCGTCGTGGAGTATGTCCCGTACGTCTCCACGGTAGTGGTAGCCAGGGTTGCTCTCACTACGCTGTAAATCACATGACACAGCAAAATGCCCGCGAGCAGCGAATGCATCGCGGACATGACCCGAGAACTCGCATGCCACAAGCACGCGCACACTGACTACGTGCCGTTACAGCGATTCATTACCGAGTTTTGAAACTGCGACAGTAGGATAATAGCCGCGTTTATACGCGAGCACACTACCAGTGCTTCTACAGTAGCACCGCTGTCTTCTACTACACCCAGAATGTTGAGATTGAACGCCTCTTTCAGGTGTTCGTCAACCTGTCTCTCCGTAGCTAATGCCAGACTCGCCAAGCTAGTAAGTGCCATACACCCACTATAGCTGTCACGGCTAATCTAGCGCAATCCCCGTGTTGAGTAGTTACTGAGCAGTTTGTGAGCCAGTCTGTGGTTGGTACTGCGCAGCGACCTTGTCAGCTTCATCCAGGTGCTTACGAATCACTTCGTGTCGCGTACCCCTGGCAGCAAGAATATGCTTGCTGTCTACAGACAAACCAAGGCGCGTGCCATCTGGGTGCTTGATATAGATACGCATCAAGCCAGTCTTCTTGCGCACCACAACACGAACCATTGTGGTCCCACCTTGCGTGTCAAAGACGGTCTCATGTACAGGGGTCATCCAACCGTTGTCTGAAGCCATAACAGCTACTATACACCTCCACCCCGTCCACCAGCAATCCGCATCTCTGCCATACGCCACATACTCTCTCGATCCAGCGCGTTTACATACATCTGGAAATCTTTCGTTAACGCATCCAACGCTTCTTCGAGTACGATAAGGTTATCCAGTTCGCGTTCCATACCCGCAATACGCTTGCTGGCCTGAACCTTGCCGTGTATAGCGTCAACGTAGATCTTACTGCTGCGTTCTGGGGCAAATATGCGGAAGAGCCTTTTCTTAGCTCTGTCTAGTCTGCGCTCTGCGGCTTTCTTCTCACCCCTTGTTATGCCGAGCAAAGCGTTGACACGAGCAAACTGCGCTGCCCAATACGACTGTAGTGCTCTTAGCTCACGTGGCTGCACCATTGTGATATCGGTAGGGAAAGCATCGTCTTTGGTGATATCCGGCATCTGGGCTGGAAATGGTATACTGAGGCGTGCCAGTGTTTCGAGCAGTTCTGCTCTTGGCACCACCATTTCCAGGCTTTGGATCATACGTGGCGTCAGTGGTGCTACTGCCGCTATGTTTGTATGATCCTTAACGGGCATCTATCCACTCCTTACCGCAACCAGGATGTGGGCACCTAGCGAGAAGCCCGTCCGGCAGGTCGTTTCCCCGATACGTTTCCACGACCGTTCCGTCCAGCGGACAAACCAACGCTACGATAAACCCCCTTCGGTTTCCTATCAGTTGCGCGAGGTTCAGTTTGTCCATGTCGTTCTGTGTCAAGGCTATCCTCTTGCTCAGGTGGCCTTTGACTTCGTTTCCCATAGCGCTTGGTCGCCAGTTGAAGTTCACAAACCCTGCAACCGGATAGACCTTCGAACGATTTCGCGTTCTGGTGCTTTTTGTAGATGCCCTTGAGGTGCCAGCAGGCATGGCAGAGTATTATAAACCTCTTTCCAACAGAATGGTGCTGTGGTGCGTCTTTGTCCGAGCCGTTCGTCCTATAATACTTGCGTTCACCACACAGAGAACAGGTATACCTGCTTATCTGTGTTTCAAACGGGTCTAATGTAGGGTGGGACTTACCTGGGTTCTTTGCTTCCCACTTCAGGCGTGCTTTGTGGAGAAGCAACCAGTGCCTCTTTTGCCACATCTCCAGCTTTACCATGTGTACCTACAGTATACCTGTTTGGACCATCTGGCTGCTAGCTGGCAAGAGTAAAGGGTAGAGCGCTCTACCCTCTCTCTTTACGCGGATTGATCCAGCGGGTAAAGGATCTCCACTTACCTCGCGCTGCCCTGCGAGAGCCGCACATCATATCTCCCAGGCATGTTCGTCTGTGCGATCGCTTTCATATAGACGTCGATCACCAGTGAACCAGTGCCAACGCTGATAATCAAACTGACTTATACCCTTGCCGATATGCTCCTTGTGGCCGTCATCCTCAAGTGAACAACGAGTATGTAGACCTGGAGTCTCTGCAGGAATTGTTGTTCTCTCCGGATACCAGCCCATAGCAATTGATGACTTACATCGTGCCATATCACTCAGCTTTCGTAAGGCGTAGACAATTTAGGTTCTGTCTGCAATTGGCAAACATTCTGTCTCCGGGTTGGACGTGACCCTTATCATCCATGGTACAACCATGTGGAGGCAATGTGCCTTCTTTGCGGTGCTGGCGCAAGACTTTGTACTGAGCACGTAGCTGATTGATCAAAGCCATATCCCGATGCACGGGCAGCTCAAAGTACTCTTGCGTATTCTTGTTCTCAAACCACAAGATGGCTTTGTTGATGTGGAGCGCCTGCATGTAGTTGTGTATCTGCCAGTTGTACCCCTGTAGATGATCTGGCAGCTTCTTGGTACGTGCTATCTCTTTGAAGATGGCATCATTGGCACCCTTTACATCGACGACGTAAACTTCCCCATCTATCTCAATTACGTCGTCAGGTGTTCCAGCCACGTACCAGGGTAGATACTCCACCATTTCCTCTTGCGCGTGTACCTTTAGGTACCCGTGTCGCTGCATGCGTAGAAATATCGTGTGCCATCTAAGGTGTCGCCA